ATATGCTAAAATAAAGTGTGTATCATCTATCTTTACTAAAGAATTATACCGACCAAGATCTGTATCATGCTCTAAGGATTTTAATTGTGTTATATTGTAAGAACCATCGATTGAGAAGGTTTTAATAAAACCATCATCACCTGTTCCTGCATATGCTAAAATAAAGTGTGTATCATCTATCTTTACTAAAGAATTATACCGACCAGAATCTGTATCATGCTCTAAGGATTTTAATTGTGTTATATTATAACTTCCATCTATTGAGAATGTTTTAATATAACCATGATTATCTGTTCCTCTATATGCTAAAATAAAGTGTGTATCATCTATCTTTACCAAAGAATTATACTGACCATAAGCTGTATCATGTTCTAAGGATTTTAATTGTGTTATATCATAATCCGCCATATTACGCTCTTGAACCAGTAGCTTCGCAAGTCCACTTGCCGTCTACTGAATCATAAATTAAACCAACCATAAGTGTTTTACCCGATATGGTTGTTGTTGGTAATGTTGCAGAACCACTTTGAAATGAATCACCCCAAGTTATTGCCATTGCTGTGCCATTGTCTTTAATTCTGATTAACAATTTTTGGAAGTTTGTAGGATTTCCTGAAAGATTTGTCGTAAAAGAAGTTATTGCTTCTGCAAGAGCTGTGATAGTAACAGCGTCATAGTTGTCTGTGTTTATTGTAGGAGTAGCAGAAGAAGTTATAGCTAAGACTCTTTGTGTTATCCTTTTGTTTGTTAGTGTTTCAGCTCCAGTTAGACTTGCTTTCAACGCTAATTGGTCATAAGTAAGTTTTTCACTTGGATAATGTGAATTGTCTGGTGTTGTTTGAAAACTTGTAACTTTATTTGTTGTGTCTTCTTTTCCAGCTAATAGGCTTGTGCTGTCAGTTAAATCTTTTATGTCAAAATCACTTGCAGTATAGGTAGTGTTATCATCATCGGCAACAACAAACTTATCTGTATCCCATTTCAAAACTTTTCCGTCTGTTATACCTGCAATGGAGTCCACATCTGATAGGTCGGCAATACTTTCTCCTGTGATGTTGTCTAGTTTATCATTCCAAGCTGTCTTCTCTGCAGAAGAAACTAGCTTGTTGTTAGTTCCTTCAACCATATTGTCCATATCAAAGGCATCACCAGCGATACTTGTTGGGTCGTAAACTGAGGCCAACATATCACCTGCCCCCTCACCATCTAATCCCTTTTGAGCAATTAAAGCCCAGTAAGTAGTGTCTGTTGGTAGATTTCCAGTGCTTTCTAAAATACATCTGTAAGAAGAGCCGTTGTAAAATAAGGCATCATCTATATTATAGGTTGTTGCCCCACTATATTCTGTGTTTAGCCAATTCAATCCCCTATCTCCCGTATCCCCTTTTTCCCCTTTATAGTTTTTCCAAAGTCCAGCGAAATCACTAGCTTCGGGTGTTTCTATTTCTGTATAAGTTGAAAGGACAGCGACATAGTCAAGCAACGGATTAAATGTTGTTGTAAAATCTGTTCCAGTGTCGTCAGAAGCATAGGCAATATATATATAAGCATTATCTCCTTTTTCACCATTTACGACATCAAAGGTTGTTGTTGTTTCGTCTGTAAATGTAATTGTGTAGGTATCAGTAAGTCCAGATGTTCCAGTTTTGCTTATATCAGATATTCCGTTTCCTGTATCTCCTTTGTCGCCCTTAGGGATTGTAAAGTTAAAAATAGCATCACTAGTTGTTCCGACATTGACGACAGAAGCGTCTGTTCCAGCGTCTCCTGTTGTTGTCGTTCCAACATCCACCGTTGCGTTATCTCCCGTATCACCTTTTGCTCCATTTGTTACAGTAAAGGTTTTCGTTGTTTCGTCGTCGTAAGTAATGGTGTAAGTATCAACCAAGCCAGTTGTGTCTGTTTTTTCTATTGTTGCAATTCCGTTTCCTGCTTCTCCTTTTAATTCTATTAAAATGTTTTCTATTGTTATTGTAGAGCCGTCGCTTTTGGTAAAGACAATGTCATCACCAGATACTTCGGCATCAACAACAGAAGCACCTGTATTACCAGTTGCTCCTTTTAAGTCTGTCTTTGCTCCGACTAAAATAGCTTCAGTTCCGTCATCTAAATTAAAGTGAATATCGTTTCCAACAAACTCGGCTGTTACAATCTTTGCTCCGTCATCCCCTTTGTCGCCTTTTGGTATTTCAAACTTGAAAACTGCGGCAGATGTTGTTCCAACATTGGTAACTTTTGCATTTTGTCCAGCGGCTAGGGTTGTTGTTGTTCCAGCTGTTGCTGTTGCGGCAACCCCATTATCACCCTTTTGCCCTTTGTAGTTTTTCCACAAACCAGCAAAATCACTTGCTACTGGGGCAGGTATTTCTGTGTTGGTAGATTTTACGGCAATATAGTCTTTGCTTTCGTTGAATGTATTAGTAAAACCATTTCCATCTTCATCGTCGGCGTATGCTACATAAACATAAGCATTTTCACCTTCAATATCTGATTTTGGTGCTTTGTAGGTTTCACCATCATCGTCACTCTGGTATATAAGCCAGTCTGTTGCTGTTGGTTCGCCTTGTGTTAAATCTTTAATTTCTATTTTGTCGTCCATATTTTATTAAAAACTCGTTGTTGCTTTTGTGCGATTAACAAAACTTCTATTTATTACAGCAATCTTTTTTCCGTCGTGAGTTACTATATACTTGTTGTCTGCCGAAAGAAAGCCTAACAATAATTGTTTAATTCTGTTTATCCAAGCCATAATTAGAGTTTTTCTGCTAAAATTGATATTGCAGATGTTATTTCTGCCCCACCTGCTGGAGCTGTAACAGTCAAAACATCACCCTCCATAACAATAAAAGGCTTGATTAAATCTTCTGGAAATATAGAATAACGAGCATTTGCATCGCCAGTCAATAAAACAGCGTCATAATCAGCACCCAAACCGCTATCTAGGTTAATTGTTACTCCTGTTTGTGTTGGATTTGCGGAATAAGAAACAACAACTTGATGAACTAAGTATCTTGAACCAACTTCTGTTGATACAGATAATGCTGTATTTGCTTCTCCTTTTCCGCTAAATGTTTTTAATGATTTCATATTTTTATTATTCTTTACCCCCACCGAAGCAGGGGCTTAGAATATCTAACTTAATAATTAAGCAACTGCTCTGAATACGATTATGTATGTTGTGTCTGCTGGGTCAGCTGGAAGTGTGTCTGCTACTGTTACTGGAGCTACGACTGATGTTCCGTCTGCTAAAACTGTAAGAACCAAGTCATCAACAGCCAATCCTTCAAGTGTTGTTCCTGTTATTGTAGAACCAAGAACGAAAAACTTTACAATGTGGCTAGGTGTAATTCCTGCGGCTAGTTTTTCAAGCGTAACATTAGCATTTTTTATCTTTGTTGTTTCTACTGCACTAGCTCCTAATTCAGTAGCGGTAACTGCACCTGTGGCTAATTTATCTGCTGTAACTGCGTCATCTGCTAATTCGGTTGTTCCGATAGAACCAGCGGCGGCGTGAATATCGCCGTAGATTTTACCGTCTTTGTCTATTATTTGAGTTCCATTGACCTTTAAGGCGTCTTCATTTGATACATTTATATCAACTCCTCTATTAAATACTTTCATATTATTTTTTGTCTCATTTCTGAGAGAATTATTTTAATAATTACTTACCATTATGAGCTGGATAGAGTGCTAAATACCGACCACTTTAGCACTCAACCCAACCCATAAGGGCTAGGTGTATTTTTTAAGTGAAAAATACAAACTAATTACCAGATACTATTTCCAAGCACTGGCGTCAATACGAACACGACAAGAAACTCTTGCTCCGTCATCAAACATCTTGGTTCCAAGACCAATCATAGATTTGACTAAGGTTGCGAAACCTTTTTCTTTCTTGATTGTATCAATTTCCTGTATTTGAAGAACTAAGTCAATCATTCCCTTGTTTCCCATTATTGCGGACTGCTCTTGACCTGACCATACATCAGCAGCGTCTGCTAATGTTTCAGATACAACAATGTCGCCATAACCAGTAAGAACCATATCCTCTGCTGAGGTTATAGCAAGACCTCTCTTTTCGTTCAAAACAAACCTGTTGTAAGCAGATACTGAACCAGTAGCTTCTTTCCAAGTTGTTCCCTTAGTATCAGCGTCACCTTCAACAGCACTCTTTAAGTTTGCTCTTGAGTTTGCAACTGCTGCACCATTAAGAACTACTATATTAGAAGTGCTTGAAGCTGCTTCGTCAATATCGTCAACGAACTCAAATACGACTCCTGCAATAGTAACTGTGTTAGTTGCTGTTGGCTTGGTAGCCATATGTAAGGTGGCGGTATAAGGAAGGTTGTTGTTTTGAATAACTGTGTATCCATTCCAAGGTCCGATAACCCCATTTTCTAATACTGAATCTCCTAATGCTGACTCTCTTTGAGCTTTTACTTTTCTCAAAACACCGATTGTGTGTGGTCCGAAGACTGCAATTCTCCCTTCAAAAGGAGCATCAACTGCACCCAATTTGGTATCAGCTTCTTCAAACAAATCTAAAACATTTGAAGTATCAACTGTTATAGCAGAACCATCAGCGTCTTGAATCACATTGAAAGCACCAGATATGTTTTTCATAACTGCTTGTTCAATATAATTGTTGTGAACCTTCATTTGGTCAGCTGCTGAAATAGCTGAAAGAGGATATTTGGTCTGATTTGCATCAGTAATATCTATTTCATCTGCGGCATAACTGAAGTCATTAACTTCAAGTGTTTGCTTAGAAGCGGTTTTTCTATTAAAGGAAATATCGTTGTAAGGTGTATATGTTCCAGAATGTGGTAGAGAGATTATAGGTCTGTGTGCCTTTCTTCCATCTTCTGAAATTAAACCTGCCAACTGTTCGTTTGAGAGCATAGCAACGGCTGTGTTTGAAACAAACAGTGTCCTTTGCATATCTCCCCAAAATTCTAATTTTGCGTCATCCATTTTAATTTACTAATAAACTTTTAATGTGATAGTCCATTAGCATTATTTCACTTACTTATTTCTAGCTTTCTTTGCGTCATCCCAAGCCTTTCTCCCTTCTTCCGTTGATAAATCAAAGTCGTTAGGGTTTAGGGGTTTATCTGGGTCTGTAACAACATAAGAAGAGCCTTTGTTAGTCCGAGAAATTGTTGCTTTCTCTATCCTTTTTTGAGTTTCCTCTTGTGCTTTAAGATACTCAATGTAAGGGTCTTTAGACGCCTTGGAAATAGATAGTCCTTTCATTGAGGCGAGTTTCTTAATCTCATCCTTAATATCATCAGAGTATTCTAGTTCCTCTAAATCTCTTTGCATAAATTGTTCTTCAACAATCTTTTTAGCTTCAAGAACAGGGTCTAAGTCCTTATCTTTCTTTTCATCTGGTTTAATAGATGATAGTTTTTCTCTTAATGCTCTCTTTTGGGAGACAACTTTTCCAAAAGATTTTCGCTGTGCGATTATATCTTCTGTTAATTTCTGAATTAAATCAGCGTTGTCTTCCTCATCTAATTCGTATTTCTCTATAATAGAGTTACGAATTTCATCCTCTTTAGAGTCTTGTAGAGCAATTTCTTCCTCTTTTAACTCTTCAGCAGTAGGTTGCTGGTTTAGATTTTCGTCTAACATATTTTATTTCGCCTTGTAGGGCGTGGTTAGCGAGCTTGTCAGCTCTAATAATAAAAGTGGACTTTGTAGAGTCCACTCTGTGTTTAAAACCCTTGTAAGTATTAAACACAGAGCAGAACCTGCAATGTTACAAGGGTTAGTATTATGTTTTATAAACAACAATAAACCGAGCTTGTCGGTTTTTCTTTTTAATTTTTTGTAGCAATGACTATTTTCATTTTGTTAGTTTTTATCGGTAGTTATATTATAACATTTTATAAAACAAAAAGCAAGTTTTACACCATAAATCTTCTGGCTTGTTGCTTCTTAAACTCATCACGATTTACTAAAACTTGTATTTCTTCTTTTTCTCTTCTGTCTGGGTCTGTTCCACCATCAATAACACCAACTAAACCATATCTCACAGCATCCATTAAGTCTGATTTGTAGTGATTGGGCTTTCCTTTTGGATTTCCGTCTTTGTCTTCATCCCAAGCATAGCATTCATATGCTTCCCACAGGTCCTTGCTTCGTCTTGTTACTGATATTCTTTGCCCAGAAACAACCTTAATACCATAAGAGACAGAATCTTTCCCTTTTTCTACGCCGACAATATCAATCCCATAGTCTTTTATCTCTTGAATACTTTTTGGCTCGGCACTATCTGCGTATGTCAATGCTCTTTGTCCATCGTTTTGTATTATTTCTGCTAGTGTTTGGTTCTTTATCTCAGTTCCATAGGCTAATTGGTCTAAGACATAGCCTCCATTGTAATAATAAATGTTCACTAACCCTGCTGGATCTGGAAACCATCCGAAGTCTAAGCCACGAGAAATAAGTCTTGCTTCGTGTGGTATTTCGTCAATAATTTTCCAGCCAGAATATATCTTCCCTCTTACCGTGTCTGGAACAAGTCCTTTTATTTTCTGGTAATAATAACTGGGGTCAGAGTTCTTGTATTCCTCATATCTTTTTAATGTGTGTGCGTCTAGGTTTGCTTTGTTATCTAAGTAAGAAGTGTTTATGAACAAAACATCGTTTACTTCTTTTTTTAGTTTGGGTTTATAAAATCCTTTTATCAAACTCCCGTCTTCTTCGTAAGCATTTTCTAAATCAAACCATCGTCTAATAATCCAGTGTGATTTTGATGGCGGGTTAAGTGTTAGGAATATAACAATGTTTCCCTTTTTAGTTCTTAGTGTGTCATCCAGCGTTTTAAATTCATCCTCGCCGACTTCCTCAGCTTCTTCAATCCAGACGACATTGTAAGACGCAAGGGATTTTAGTTTGGCAGAGTATGAACTTGATGATGCTCTAAACCCGTGAGCTTGAATAGAGTTAGCTCCATAGTTTATACCCATTTCGTTCTCCCTAATCGTTAGGGTTTTTTCAATGTCTTGTTCTGATATTCTGTCCTTTATTTCTTTCCAGCTTGAATGTCTTATGTCTGAGTGGACTGCTCTCATTATTGCCGAACGCATATAGTCTGGTGATACCAAAGAAGCTAGAAGATACTGAGATATTACAGTAGACCTTCCAGCTCCACGACCACCGAGAAGTATTACATATCTTACTTTCTTGTTTGTAAATACTTCAGCATATTTTTTATTCACTATCTGTTTCATCGCTAAAGTCTTGAATTATTATTGTGTTGCCTTTCAATGGTTCTCCACCCGATGTTATGTCTGATTCTGTTTTGTCTTTCCACCTGTAATTATTCTTTAGGTTGAAAATTGAAAATGTTGCATTAGCTTTTCCCATCAATGCATTTTCTTCAACCCAAGCCTCACATCTTGACTTGGCTTCCTTTATTGTGTCAAAATACTCTTCCTTCTCTTCATAGTTACACAATGTTTCTCTGTTTGTGTCAAGTGCAACAGCAAGACCAGTTATTGTTGGTGGTTTTATATATACACCATCCTCATCTTGTATTGATAAAAAGTAAGACTCTATTTTGTCTTTTAATTCTTCTACACTCTTAAATTTTAACGGTCTTCCTCCTTTGTTCATTTTATTTTTTAACTTTCTTTTTTCTAAAGATTGCTTTTAATTCCCCTATCTCTATAAAGTCTCCTGCCTTTGGTATGTGTTCTACCTCAAAGAGTATGAAGGCATATTTATCTCCTGCTATCTTTCTTAGCTTTTCTTCCATCTTTTCAATTGGAGTTTTTATGTCTACCAATTTATCTATGGTTATTTTAGAGACCAAATCTTTCTTTGTTGATTTCTTTTTTATTTGTTTCTTCATAATCTGTTAATTGTAATAATTTGTTTAGTGTTGTTATAGCTAACTTTCTAGCTTGTGTCTGAACTGCAACTGATAATGGGTCATCACCTTTTATATCCATTACACTATCTAACTCACTGACAACTTCTATAATATGTTGTCTTATTATCTTTCCGTTTTCTGATTGATATAGTTGCTTTTCCATATTAGTCTTTTATTAAGATAGATAATACATCCATTTGGTCTACTGTTACTTTGTCAGGAACTATTGATAATGGAATTGTTTTTAAGTCTAGTGTTATTTCTTTGTTTGCTAACTCTTCCACCTCTTTTCTTTGTTGCTCTCTTTCTTCTATTGCGTCTTTGTGCTTTTCTTTTAATTTCTCTACTTCTTCCTCAAACTTTGCCTTGTCTTTGATTACATAGTTCTTATCTTTAACTTCTGGGTTTCCATCCTTGTCTCTTTTTGTGTATTTTTCGTTTAGTTCTACTCTTTCCTTTTCGTATTCTCTATAATTATCGTGCATTTCTGCTGTCTTTTGTATTTCTTCCACTACATTTTTTAGGATTTCTTTGTTTTTAGATATTGTATAAGTAAATCTTGCCCCCGTTAATTCTCCCAAGTAACCTAACATTTGATATAAGTTTATAAACTCTTTTCTACTTTTTGTTATTTTCATTTTATAATCCGAATTTTTTTGTTTTGTTTTTAATAAACGACCTTCTTTTTTCTTTTAATTTTCTCTCTTGTATTTTTTGGGGATTTGTCATATCTTCAAACATATCCGCCATTTCCTTTTTCCATTGAAGCTTACCAGGTAAAGCGGGTTCATTTTCCGCACCGACCAATTCCTCGTTAAGCTTCTCTTTTAATCTTTTATCTACTAACATATTATGCTATTTGTTCTAATTTGTTTGCGTCTGCTTCGCTTGTTGGTTTTACTTGAACTGGGGTTGGTGGTGGAACTGGGATGTTTTTAATAGCATAAACCCTGTCTAGTAAGTAAGCTCGTCTTGCTGGGTCTTGTTCTAGTTGCAAGAGTGTTGCTATCGTGCTTAGGTTTTCTGCTATATCTGTATTCTCTCCTGTAATTGTAACAAAGGTTCTTTTTTCTATTCCGTTCCAGATTTCTTTGTCGTTTTTAACAAATGGGTCTAGTTGTTTTATTTCTTCTAACTTTTGAGCCTTGATAGCTTCTCTTGTTTCTGCATTGTGAACCCCAATTTTAGCTAGATTTTTAATATACCAAGAATTGACAATCATTTTTCTAAATGCGTCTAATACTGTTTCGTCTCCTGTTATTTTAACAACTCCCTCGTTTGATATTTCTTTGATTATTCTTTTTAGTTCCCATTCTTTGTAGATTTTCTTATATGCACCAGTTAGTTTTTGTCTTATTTGGACAAAATACTTTCCAGCGTTTTCGTCTAATCTGTTGGCTAGAATAAATGGAGTTCCTGATGGTTGGTTTGCCCCTTGCACTATCTCAAAAGAATGAGCAACCCTGTCCATTTCTTCAATTAAGTTATTCCTTCTTGCTATTAGTTGGTCTAGGTTTTGAAGTCTTACATCTACTTGTGATAGGTTTTCAGAGTTTATTATTCTTCCGTTTTCTATATCTGTCCTAACATTTTGAAGTGTCTTGTTGTCAGATGAACGGAATATAACCCTAGATGCCCAGTCTAATCCTTCTTGAATTGAGTTATCTATCTCTCTTATTGCTACAATGTAGTCAAAGAAAGTCTCATATAGCCCTTCCCTTAACCAAGTTCCGTCATAATTACCAAGATGAGCCTCTTTGTAAAAGTCTGTTATCTTTTGGTTTTTTATCTCTTCTGCAAACAACACATTAGCATTTTTGTCGTCTGCTTTATTTAGACCAGCAACTATTATCTTTGCCAAAACATATTTCTTAGGATCACCACCCTTCTTTCCAAGAGCTTCAAAAAGTTCTTCTTCTGAAACCTCGCCTGTTCTTTCGTATATTTCATAAATTGGGTTTGAGGTATATTCTTCTGTTGTGTCTCTGTTTGATTTTCTTGTCTTATCAGCACAGTTTTCTATAACTTTATCAACATTAGACCAAATACCCTCTTTGGCTCTTAGTTCTGATTGTGTTAATTCGTATCTTTCTATAATTGGAGACTCGTTTACCGTTCTTGCTTTTTGATTGATTATATATGTATTTGATAAATCGCAAAGCTCATAATCATCACCTGCTTTTTTCCACAGGCAATTACCCCAGCCAACAAAGTATTCTACATCTTCTTTTAGTTGTTCATCTTTTCCATTTTCCCATAAATAAGTTTTTAGGCGATTATTTAATAGGTATATAGCGGAAAAATCATCTACTGGAGATGTTGAAAAATACATTATATTCTTTGTATCTATTCTAAGGTTTTTGACGGTTGAGTCAATGTAAACCTTAATTGGATTAAGCCAGTATTGGTATTGACCTAATTCATCAATCTTATTATCCTCACCACCCCTGTTCTTAAAAAAAGATATTCTTTTTATTCTTTTGTGGGCTGAGCGGTGAACGCCCTCAGAAATCTCAACAGATTTATTCTCATAATCTGATAATTCCTGTTGTATGGTTTTTGTTATTTTCATCTTAGCTAGATTTATTATTATATATAGTATATTATACTACATTATAACAAAAAAAGCAA